AAGAATATGCAGAATGGTATCATAAATTCAAAGACTTTGCATTTAATGGATGGTGTATTGGAGGTCCTAAGAAATTAGTCGATTTCATGTATGTTATAGCATTAATGCTACAAGAAAGAGAGTTTGAAAAGAATCATGTTAAATATATACATTTATTGGGTATATCAAAAATATCAGATTTTTTTATATTAGCAACATTACAAAAACTAATTAATAAACTAACTAATAACAGAGTATTATTTTCAACTGATTCAAGCTCACCAGGACAATATCCTGTATTTGGAACATATCTTCATTCTGGAAATTATAAGACTCAAACATTTACAGAATTATATTTTCCAAAGAATAATGAATATAGAAGAAAAGCACATGCTAATAGGACAAATAAAACTGTAAATATTGACACTTCAAGATATGTCCCATGTAGTTTAGATTGTCCAGCTTGTAAAGATTTTACATATGATTATTTAGGAGGCAAAACAGATAAAGGTTTAGATAGATATAGCCAAGAGGGTATGCCTAGAATGGTTATACATAATACGCATCTATATGTTGATATAGCAAAAGATGTTAGCAAACTAGTAAATAATCATGTTGAGTTGCTAGAAACAGCAATTCCAAAAGACTTATATGACGTTATATTATCATTGCATGATATGTTTGATGATCCAGACAGTGCAATGAAAGTATATGCAACATATAAGAAAACATATAAAAAGTTTGGTGGTGATAGTATATCAACTACTGATGCAAATCAATTCAATAAATTTTTTAAATTTTAAAAGGTAGAACAACAATGGAAAAAAATAAGTTACAATCATTTATTAATAGATACTATTTAGCAGGTAACTGTGAAGCAGTAACTGTTAAAGCAAATGGACAGTCTGTTAATTGTGAATTAATAGATGTAGATCAAACCGTAGTAGGTAAAGTTAAATGGAAAACAGATCCATTTATGTCAGGAGAATTAGGTATCAATCATACAGGTGCATTAACTAAAATGTTATCTGCAGTTGGAGAAAAAATTGATATTGAAGTTCAAGACGCACAAGGTAAAAATTATGCAATGAAAATTAAAGAAGGCAGCACAACAATGACATTTATGTTAGCTGATACTTCTGTTATACCAGCTGTTCCAGCAATTAACGCAGAGCCAGAATATAATGTTACATTTGATATTGACGAATTATTTGTTAATAAATTTATAAAAGCAAAGAATGCATTACCTGATGCAAAGAATTTTGCAGTTCAAGTTCAAAATGGTAAAATTAAATTTATTATTAATTATACAACAATTAATTCTGATAATGTTACATTTGAAATGGATGGTGGAAATGATGCAATGGAACCTATATGTTTTTCTGCAGATAAACTAAAAGAAGTATTAACTGCAAATAAAGGAGACAAAGGTACGATGCATATATCATCAGACGGATTAGCAAGAATAGATTTTACAGGTACTGACTTTGATTCAAATTACTGGTTAGTTCAATTACAAAATTAATATGGAAGTACGAGTAATAAATAAATCAGATAATGATCTTCCTAGTTATGAAACTATAGGTAGTGCTGGATGTGATGTTAGATCAACTCATGGAGCAATAATAGGACCTGGATTGAGTACTTTAATTAAAACTGGGTTATATGTAGAAATACCAGTAGGTTATGAAATACAAGTGAGGCCAAGAAGTGGATTAGCATATAAAAAACAAATAACGGTTTTAAATAGTCCTGGAACTATTGATGCAGATTATCGAGGAGAAATTGGAGTAATTTTAATTAATCATGGATTATCAAAAGTTACTTTAGAAAAAGGCGAACGAATAGGACAATTAGTATTAAATAAGATTGAACAGATAGAATGGAATCCTGTATTAGCATTAGCTGACACTACGAGAGGTTCTGGAGGGTTTGGATCAACAGGAAAACAATAAATTATGTTTGGAGTAACAGAAAACACGCTTTGGGTAGAAGCATTTAGACCTAATACATTAGATGGATATATTGGTAATGAACATATTATTGATAAAGTTAAAATATTCATTGAAAATGGAGATGTTCCACATTTGCTATTTTATGGAGGAGCGGGTACGGGTAAGACTACATTAGCAAAAATTATTGCAAATAATGTAGATGCTGATCTAATGTATATTAACGCATCTGACGAAAACTCAGTAGACGCAGTAAGAGATAAAATAAAAAGATATGCATCTACAGTAGGATTCAAAAGATGGAAAATTGTTATATTAGATGAAGCAGATTATCTTACACCAAATGCTCAAGCAGCATTACGAAACTTAATGGAAACATATAGTAAGACAACAAGATTTATATTAACATGTAATTATGTTGAAAAGATTATAGATCCAATACAAAGCAGATGTCAAACATTTGGAATTACCCCTCCTAGCAAAAAAGATGTAGCACAAAGATTAGTAACGGTGTTAGAAGAAAAACAAGTAGAATATGATATCAAAGATGTTGCAGCTATTATTAATTCTTCATATCCTGATATTCGTAGGGCAATTAATGCAGCACAGAGTCATGTAGTTAAAGGAAAATTGACCCTAGATAAGAATAGTGTTGTACAAGCTAATTATATGACTAAATTACTTGAATTATTAAAATCTGGCAAAGATAAAAAAGAAACATTTAAAAGTATAAGACAAATTATTGCTGATAGCAAGGTTAAAGACTTTACACCTCTTTATACTTATCTTTATGAAAATTTAGATGAATTTGCAACTGGATCTATTGCTTCTTGTATATTAATAATTGCAGAATCACAATATACCGACTCGCATGTAGTTGATAAAGAAATTAATATTATGTCAATGTTTGTTAAATTAATGAATGAATTATAAAGGAATAACATGATGAATCCAACTCAACCAAATATCAATCCTGCAGATCTAAAGCCAATGATCTGCTCAGAATGTGGAGGAATGTATTTTAGACAAGTAATGAGTATTAACAAAGTATCTAGATTTGTAACTGGTGCAGACAAAGACACTGTAGTTCCAATACCAGTATTTAGATGCGACGATTGTGGCCACGTTCCAGAAGAATTTAGGCCAGTAATACCTACTAGTAAATAATGGGAGCTCCATATCCAAAAGAACCAGTAGTCTTAGTTTTCAAAACATCAAATAGATCAAATGCTCGAACTAAGATGAAAGTTTATAAAAATAAGAATGTTGATTATGTCAACGAAAAGAAACTTCCTGGAGTACCAGAAAATTCAATTTTCTTGGAATTAGCTATAGGAGAACATTATATAGAAAAGTATAAACAAAAATATAAATTATGACAAAGAAACCTGCAACTATTTTCGATTTTATTGATGGAATGACTCATAAGAAAAAAGCTTGGTCTGAGTATACAGACATTGACCACAAAAAGTTTTCTCCTTATTTAGTTAATCGATGGTTATCAATGAGAATGGAACTAATTGAAATAATCAATCAGTTACAGAAATATACAATAGGGTTACTATCCCATAAGGATACTTATCGTCTCTATCACGGCCTTCTACCAGCCCAGAGAACCTTTGCTAAGTACATAAAAGGAAAAAAGGAAGATAAGTATGACAAACAGTTAGTTTCACAAATTGCAGACCACTACCTAATAAGTAAATCAGAAGCAGTTGATTATATTGAATTGCTTTCAAAAGATAGTTGCGGATCTTTGTTATCATTATATGGATATACAGAAAAAGAAATTAAAAAAATGCTAAAAGGTAAAAAATGACATTTGAATCAGATAATACAGAATCAGTAAACACCCAATATCATTATGTTGGTAAATCTAGCTTATACAAGTTTTCAGAAGAATGGGATTTAAATTCATATGAATTTGATATTATTAAAAGAATTGTTAGATGTAGAAAAAAAGGACAATTTGAAGAGGATTTAAAAAAATCAAAAGATTTAATAGATATTTATCTTACCGAACATTTGGATCAATCCAAATAATTTCTTATAATATAATAAAAATATTATGGCAAATAACGTATATACAGTTGTGAGTATAGAAGCTTCTAAAGAAGTTCTAAAAAATTTCGCAGACAAAATATTTACTCCGGAAGTTGAAAAAGCAGATTGGCAGAAAAAAAGTGATTTATTAGCTAATAATTTATATAGATTATTATATAAAGATTATCCAAAAGAATATTCTAGAGAATGGATGACTGAAAATGTGGGAGCCAAATGGTGTTTTATACATGATTGGCAAGTAGATGCTGACATAATTGATTTGACATTTGATTCTGCATGGTATCCACCAGAAGAATTATTTCATGAACTGGCAGATTGGTTTACAAAGCGAGGAGAATTTGAAATGGAGGCTAGAAGTGAAGATGAAGCATATTTACATGTTTCAGGAGGCTACGCTAATCAGAACGGTTCTGAATTTATAATGGAAGATGATGATTTACCAGAATATCCAGATGACGATGACTTTGAAGATAACAAAGATCAATATGCATATGATGAAGCAGTTGATAATTTTTATGATAAAATTTCTGAAATAAAAGATGATCTTATCTTAGAATGTAAACAAGATCTTATTTTATATCCATAATATGAAAAGCGGGTATATAAATCCAGTATATAAACTGTCATTAAATGATGTATCTAAGGTTCCTGCTAAGATATCTTATTCGCAATGGTCTATGTTTGAAAAGTGTCCTAGACAATGGAAACTTTCTTATATTGACAAATTAGCTCCGTTTACTCATAGTATAGCAACTTGCTTTGGAACAGCATTTCATGAAACATTGCAAGAATATTTAACTGTGATGTATACAGACTCTGTAAAAGCAGCAAATGAAATTGACTTTCGTGATATGTTGCTAACATGTTTAAAGATAGAATATCAAAAAGGTGTTAAAGCAAACAATGGAGAACACTTTTCAACTCCTGCAGAATTAGCAGAACATTTAGAAGATGGCGTTCAGATTCTAGAATGGTTCTCTAAAAGAAGAGCTCAATATTTTTCTACTAAGAATATGGAATTAGTTGGCATAGAAGTAGAATTAGGAGTTCCAGCTTCAGTAGTTAATAAAAATGTATATTGGTATGGCTTTATAGATATAGTAGTAAGAGATACCGTTCAAAATAAAATAAAGATTCTAGATATTAAAACTAGTAGAATGGGCTGGAATAAATGGCAGAAAGCAGACAAACT